ACGCGCGATTACGCGCGCAAAAAGCAGCAGCACCCCTCGCGCTGGGGGCGACGCGAGGGGTGTGCGCTCAGCAGCAGGCGGATGCTGCGATCTAGTCAGACAAGTCGCCCCAGTCTTCGACTGCGGTCCTCGGGATCGAGAACACGCCGGTCACGTTTCCGGCGTCGTCGCAGGAATGGGCGATAACGAGGTGCCGCTTCGTCTTGGCGATCAGTACCCCAACGGTGTGGACAGTCACGCCGGTGTCGTCGAGGTCGGACAGCCACTCCCCTGGCGCCACATGCGCTGCATCGTGCCAACGAATCCACACCGGCCGCCGTTTCACGGCTTGACGGCAAGCCGATGCAGCCAGTGATCGACGGCAGCGACCTCGTCCTGGGAGCGTGGCCGTGCAACGGCAGCGATCAGCGACGCCAACTGGTTGGCTTCCGAGGCCGTCAGTTTCACCGGGTGCTTGCTCATGCCTTGTAGTCCTTGCCGGCCCATCTGGCCCAGCCGTCGTGGATGGCGATGTTGTGGTAGGTGAACATGCCGTCGGCTTCTTGGTATGAGACCAGCGCCACGCCTTGCTGCCAGTCCTCGATGCGTGTCAGTGGCCGGCCATCGAGGTCGACGCCGCCCTTGGTGGAGGGCACTGCGCCGTCGATGCGTGCGAGGCAGCCAGGCGATGCCGCCATGATCTCCTTCGGCCCGTCACGATCTTCTCGGGTGCGGGCGGCGTACTCACGGCGGTGGATGTGGCCGTAGATCACGGACACCTTCTCGTTGCCGAGGTACTTGTGGGCGGTGCTGCCACCGGAAGCGACCCGGTCGCCGTGGATGACGCGCAGCCGGTCGTTGATCCAGAACGCTGAGGCCGGGTAGCCGGGAAGGTATTCGACGGCATGTTCGTCCATGCGTGCCAGATACGGCAGCGACATCACCGGCCATGATTCGGGTGCGTTGCCTTTGCGGAGTCCGAACGCTGCGACGGCGTTGTCCAGGAGGTAGCGCGGCAGGCGTTCTTCGTGGTTGCCTGCGAGCCACACGATGCGGGCATTGGGTGCTGCGGCGCGCAGCTCGGCGCACAGCGTTGCCAGACGGTCGATGCTGGCTTGTGTGGTCTGCTGGTAGGCCGGCGTCGTTCGGTACTTGCCGAGTTCAGCGGCGTCGAGGTTGTCGCCGACCAGGACGACCAACGCCGGGTTGGTGTCGGCGGTGGTGGCGAGGGCCACGGCGATGGCGTCCTCGTCGTGGATCGGCTCGAGGTCGCCGTTGCGGGCCCGGTAATAGCCGATCTGCATGTCGGGCAGGATCACGGCGTCATGCCAGCCGTCGGTGCGTTGTGGCTTGACCTTGCGCGCCGGGACGGTGATTGACGGGCCGGGCTGGATGACCGGCCACTGCGGTCCTTCGGCCCAGTGCGGCGACAGTGTGATGCCGGCCATGTCGACCGTGTGCGCTTCGCCGTCGGCGTCCTTGTAGAAGCCTTGCCACAGGTTGACCTTGGCGACCTTGCCGATGTCGTCGGGGTCGATGCCGTTGCGGTCGAGCAGGTCGGCGATCTTGCCGAGGGTGGCTACCCGGTTCGGTTGCTGCTCGTTGGTCAGTGCGTCACCGAGCGCCACAGCTGCACGACCCGTTTCGGTGCCGCATGATCGTGTACGACTTGATGTGGCCGTGACCTTCGGCGGCGAGGGCGCGTTCGATCTGTCCGTTCGAGAACTGCTGCGGCGATGCGAGCGCGTCGATGAGTGCGATGCAGTCGGCCGGGGTCAGTTGCTCGAGCAGGACGGCGATCGCGCACCGCATTCGGAAGTTGCGCGCAGCCTCGGCGTTCAGTGCAGCCCCCAGCGCCATCGTTACGACCTCGAGTGCAGTGTCTTGCCGAGCTGCAGGATCGACTCGATCACGAGCTGGATGGCGGCGACCTGATCGGCGGTCAGCTTGAGGCCGAATGCGGTGCCGCACACGACTGCTGCGCGGAGCAGGGATCGGAGCGCGCTGGAGATGGCGTCGTTGCCGAAGAAGCGGTACATCGGGTTCCTTACGTGTAGCGGTTGACGATGGTGGCGATCTCGTTGGCGTTCAACGCCCGACGCCAGACGGCAGCAGCGACCAGTTCGAAGTCTTGGTACGCGCCGGCCGTTGATGCGTTGCGACCGATACGCATCGGCAAGGCGTTCACCACTGAACCGACAGCACTGGTGCTGGTGGTGGCACTGAACGTCTGGTTGGTGGCGGTGTCCAAGGTTTGAGCTGTTCGGTCGACGCGCATCGTGCTGACGCGCAACGCACCAAGCGTGTACGTCGACAGGTTGGATCGTAAGGCCACGTTGGGGCCGTCGTCGATCGACGCGTAGATGCCGGATGCGGTGCCGCTGTTCGTCAATGTCCAGCCAGTGTCGGCGGCGTTCGCCTTGTCAATCAATCGACCGAAGCTTGTCGGTGTCGCCCACTGGCGCACGACGACCACGACGGTGAACGAGTCGCTGGCACCGAAGTCGAGCAGGTCGTTGTCAGCGACCTCAAGGTAGTCGTCGGTACCGAACAGCAGGATCGACCGGGTGACCGTGGCGGTCTTCTTGCCAGCGGTCGATCGGTTGACCGTCCAAGCGACGCTGTAGGCGTCGGTCATGCCGGTCATGTCGGCAGCTGTGACCGTGAACTGTGCGACGGTGGCGCTGGACGCGTTCAGTAAGCGCACTGCGGTCCACGAACCGGCCGTCGTAAAGGTGAATGCAGCGCCGCCAGTGACGGCACCGGTGGTGTCGGCTCCTCCGCCGAGCGGTGATGCATCGAAGGAGACAGCGGTTGCTGGTGCGGTGCATGACACTGAGTTGCCAGCAACGCCGGACAGGTAGACGTAGTTCGTGCCCGAGTGTGTCAGGTAGGTGGGATCGAACGCGTCAGGAGATGTGGTCGACCCGAATCGTGCGTTGAGTGCCGACCCGCCGGTCCCCAGATTCGACAACGCATCGGTGACGATGCTTGACCGGCCGGCGTCCACCCAGAACACGGCATCGTTCAACACGTCCTCGCCCGAGGCGACGATCCCGACCGTGCTAGGCACTGAGGTCACCAACCAGGAGGAACGTGTTGGTGCCGGTCACGATCAGCGTGGCAGCCGAATACTGGGCTCGCAGCTTGAGTCCGGGCGTGGCGTTCACGGTGGTGCCGGACGCTGTCACCGTCACCTGGCCTGCACCTAACTGGGCGAGGTCGATGCGTTGGCCGGTCGCCAGGCCGAGGCCGCTGGGCACGGTCAGCGTGATCGCCGAGGCGTTGGTCAGCGTGACAAGTTTGCCAGCGTCGGTAGCGAGCAGGCTGTAGGTGGTGCCGGTCTGTGCGTTGAGTGTCTGCGCCGTGTCCCACTGGCCTTGCGCGCCACCAGTCAGCGAAAGCGCCAACGATGCAGCAGTGATCGACAGCGATGCTGACGAGGTCGAGGTGCCCGGCCAGCCGGCCTCCATGATCGACAAGGCTCCCGCCAGCCAAGTGCGCGTCGCTGATGACTTTGTCACGTTGACCTGCCAACGCCAGTTGCCGACGCCAAGCGTGGTGGTTTGCGTGTCGGTCAGCGTCAAGGTGAGCACGCCACCGGATGTCGTGACGGTCGTGAAGTTGGTTGCGACAGCGGTGCCACTGCCGTCAAGGATGCTGGTTGCGACGGTCGCACCGGTCCAGTCGTACGCGACGCTGTTCTCGGTCACCGTCAACGTGACGGTCAGGTCGTCGCCCTTCACTGCGACCAGATCGAGCGGTGCGGGTGCTTGTGTGATGACAGCCATCAACGCTCCTTGGGTCGGGTGACGTGGTCTTCGATCATGTAGATGCGCTCGTTGAGCGTGTCGTGCCGTTCATGCAGCCGACGCACCATCTGCTCGAGCCGGTCGACGGCGTCACGCAAACTGCTGCCGCCGTTCGGCCGGTACTGTTCGGCCGCTGCCCTGGTCGCCTGCTTGACCTGGCGGTTCTGATGCAACGCCACCAGCTGCACGACAAGCACCGGCAGCACTGCGGCAAGCACGGTCGCTTCCGCCGACGACAGCCCGATCATGGCTTCGCCGCCGCCAGAAACGCTTCGACGTCCTTGACGCGTTGCGGCACGAGGTCACCGGCCCAGTAGCGCAGATGCCACGGTTCCCAGCCGGGCATACCAGGGCGGGCGCCCTCCCAGCCGAAGCCGAACGAGATCGCATTGTCCTGCACCCACTGCCACGCCTTGGCATCCTCGGTGATGCCGATGATCTTCTTCACCCACGCCTTCGCCAGCGGGTCGTAGATCGACTTGCAGACAGCGATGTCGTTCGCCAACGCCCAACCGTGGTTGGATGTGCCGGGCACAGCAGCCGGGGCGACACCTCGGCGCAGATACCAACGCTTGCCGTTCCACACTCGAGGCGATGTCAGCACGTTGCGGCCCGGCAGATAGGTCGGCGTGTAACGGGCGAGGAACAGCTGTTGCTGCTGGTCGTACGTGCGGTAGGTGCCGGTCGTTGACAGCTGCGACTTGGTCTCGGCGAAACAGACGACCGCCATCGCGTTCCACGCTCGGGCCGCCAACGGATGCAGCGACAGGTGGCCGACACCTTCGAACCAAACCGATTGCAGATGGCACGGGCCCAACCGGCCGTTCTTCTCGCCGGCCAGATCGGACGGCATCTCACGGGGTGGGAACTCGATCATGCTGACAGCCTCCACATCTCAAGGTTTCCGGTGATGTTTTTCGACGTGCCGGAACCCTGCGACAACCGGATCTGCACGGTCTGCGCTGCAGCAACCGGCACGATGACCGACACTGCACAGGTCGTCATCTGTGCGCCGGCACCGATCGGATGCCGCCACGAGGTCGTACCGTTGACATACACCTCAATCGACGAGTCGGTGCCAGGCGATGCCGACCAGGCGATCACTGCCGAGATGGCGTACAGACCGCCCAGCCCTGTCGGGATGGTGATCGTGTCCGAGGGTGCGGTGATGTAGCCGTCGGTGTCGGTTGTTTCGGTGTCCCACGACACGGCAGTGAACGTGGCGCTGCCAGTTGCGATTGCTTGGGTGGCGATGCGTGCGAGCTGCACGCCGCTGCGGCCGGATGATCCGTAGTTGCCGACACGCACCCAGTTGGTGCCGTCGTAGCAGACGATCCGGTCGGTGTCGGTTTCGGTGATCAGCCGGCCTTCAACACCGGTCGGTCGTGTACCCGAGGTCACCTGGGCGACGACCTGCTGGCGCAGATAGGTGTCGTAGTTCGCGGAAGTCAGGACGCTTCCGTCTGCGAGCCCTGCGTCGGGCATGTCCGCCTCCTAGTAAGGGATCTTGTTGTTCGCTGCGGCACCGATGCGCCCGTAGGTGGCGTCACCCAACGTCAGCCACGGCGCCGCGCTGTAGGCCGTCATCTGCACCGGTGTCAGGTACACGTTCGTCACCCAGTTGTGCTCGGTGATCGTGTGTTGGATGCCTTGCACGATGCACGCCTGGGAGAACGTGCCGGTGCCACCAGTCGGCCGACGATTGACCGTGACCCGTTCACCGAGCTCTAGGCCGAGCACAACCGGCAAGATTGTCGCCGTCGCTGCTCGAGGCTTGATCTCGACGCGAGGGATACGGGTCGCCGGATCTTTCCGCAGCCGCAGCCGTGACGCCGCCAACTGGCGGGCAACGTAGCCAGCTGTCGATGGCAGCGCCGACGCCGACACCGAATCCGACTGTGACCCGTAAGCAGCGACCGATGTCGAGTCCGACACCGTCACCCCTCCCCCTGAGTAGGAGACGGTGATTACGTTGCGGATGTTCTCCAGGTGGTTGCCGTCGATCTCGATGTCGGAGTAGTTCGTTTCGCCGGCCTGATCACCGAGCGTCCCGACGGCAGTGATCGACGACGCGTTGGTCATCTGCCATTGCCGGTCGCGCATCGTGACGTTGCCGTCGCCCGACATGAAAAACAGCCCCTGCTCGGCGACCGAACACTCCTGGCACGCCGTCAAGGTCGAGCTGCCACCGGTGTAGGTGCCGAGCACGGTCGACCCGGTCGAGATGTCACGGTCACCGGCCGGCCAGCTGATGGCGTCAAGGATGCGGCCGATGCGGGTGCCGGCACGGTCGCCGAGCGGGTGCCCCCAGCCGGTGAGGCCGGCCTGATAGTGGGTGGTCACCTGTGTCGAGGTCAGCCCGGCTGTGTAGATGGCGAGCCCGTAGATCGCCGGGTTGACCGGTGACCCTGCTCGAGGTTGGGCGACGGCTTGCACCGACGGCGGCGGCAACGCAGCGAACGTGTTGGTCGACGTCGCAGCCGACAGCGTCCCGGTCCACACCTGAATGCCGTTGGCGTACAGGATCAGGTTGGTGGACGACACGGTCAGCACCAGATGGGCGAGCGACTGGTTGATCTGCCAGCCGGTCGATGCGTACGTGTACGACTTGGTGTCGGTCGAGTTGGAGTAGCCGACCGACACGGTGCCGTCGGTGGCCGACACGGCGATCCGAATCCAGTTCGTCGAATCCAGCGCCGCACGGGCGATGTTGGTGCCGCCGTACACGCCGTACTGAAAGTTCCAGAACCATCCCTCAAGCGTCTTCGGTGCTGCCGTCGGAACACTGTTGGCGACCCAGCCGACGTTGGCAAGGGTGCTGGTCGGGCCGACCGGGCGGGTAATCGTCAGGTCGGCCGGCACGGAGAACGACGAATCGCCCTGGTTGAAGTTGGCGATGTCGACGTTGCCGACCACGGCTGGCGAGATTGCGCCGTCGTCGATCGTGTCGAGCGGCCAGTAATGCGCCGGGCTGTCAGCCTTGACGACCGCTTCGTAGGCGTTCGCTGGCGGTGCGATCTGCTGCAGCGCACGGAACCCGTCGACGCATTGCACCGACACCTGCGAATCAACCATGCCGGGGTATTCGATCGGCCAACCCATGACGTGACCGGTGAAAATTGTTGCCGAGGTGGCGCCCGAGCTGGCGCGCACACGCACCTTCTTCATCGGCACCAGGTTGCCGTAGTAGGCGCCGGCCGTGTTCGACGGATCGAACCGGCGGGTCCGGTTGTCCAACGTCAACGTCATCGTGCCCGGCGCATAGTCCGACAGTTCGGTCTGCCGGCCACGGTTGGTGCGGATGTCGCGTACGTAGGTGGTGATGTCCACCCAGGTGCACGAAGCGTTCGCTGTGAGCGGGCTGTTGGTGAACGCAAGCTCGACTGTGACGGTTGCGCTGTCGAACCATGCGGCCATTAGGGACGCTCCCCACCGGAGCGGTAGAACGCTGCGAGAGCGTCGGCGGTGACTCGGCCGATCTCGACCATGTTGGCTCCGGGCGGCACGTTGACGGTGATGTTCACCGGGACAGGCGTGCTCCGGTTGAATCCGCCAACGGAATGAGCGCGCGGGTTGATACCAGAAACGGTGTCGCCGGTACCACCGCCGGTGCCGGCATCAATGCCACCCTCCATGTTCTTCTTGGTATCCGTGCTGATGGTTACGCGGCCGACGACGTTGGCGTAGAACTGAGCGTTGTCCAGATTGTGCTGGATCTCCCCGACGATTACACCAGGGCTAGCCGGGTCAAGTCTCGCGACGAGGTCGAGCTTCTTGTCCTCGGGGATGGAATCCACCTCGGCGACGTAGTCGGCGACGGCGGCCTTGCTGTCAAGGGCGGCAGACGCCACGCCGTTGTAGTACTCCTCGGCGGTGATTTTGTTGTCGTGGAAGTCTTGTTCCACCTGCTTGATCGCCTTGGCATTGGCGGACAGCGTTTGCTGGAGGTGGACGAAGTCGGCTCGGCCTGCGATCTGGTCCTGCAGCTGCTTGAGTGCGTTCCGTGCGTTAGTCGCTCGCTCATGGAAGCGGAGGTAGGAAGTGTTTGCATCGTCTACCGCCTGCTTGTTGAGGCCGATGTACCTAGCGGACATTCCCGCCGCATCACCCAGCTTGGTGATCGACTCGCCAGTCATCTGCGCGCCACGGTTGTACGCGTTCCAGACAGGCTCGATTTGACTCCAGCCCCAGTCCCACGCCCATTCGGCTGGGTTCGGAAGCTTCAGATCCCCAAGGGAGAACCCGGCCTTCTGGGTCTGTTCATCAAGCCAGGTCATGCCGTCGGCCAGTTTCAGGACACCATCGAGCGCGTCAGTCAGCGCCGGCACGACTGCTTGACCAATCGTTTCTTTCAGCTCTCCGAACTTGTCGTCAAGTTCCCTGAGCTTGTCCTTGAACTCTTTGGCTTTCTTTACTTCCTCTGCCGTGAACACCTTGACATCAGCCACGCCCTCAAGCTGTGACTTGATGTCCTCGGCCGATCTGGCGATGAGCGGCGCGACTGCTTGCCAGCCTTTGCCGAGAAGCTTTGCTGCCGTCTTTGCTTGTTCCGCTGGATCTTTGATCTGGCGAAGTTTCTGCAAGACGTTCTCGAACGTTGCCGCCGTGTCGACAGCACCTGAGGACGTGCGCGCGATTGAGACACCGAGACTGTCGAACAGCTTCGGGTCGATGGACTTGTTGAGTTTGCCCAGCGTTGACTCGAGCGTTCCAGCCTCAACGCCAAGATCGCCAGCGACTTCAATCCAGCGGCTTGCAGTTTCAGTTGACAATCCAGTGACAGATGCGAAGTTGTCAACCTGCTCACCGAGAGCTGCCCATTCTTGGGCCGCATCGAATGCGATCTTGGCGCCACCGGCTACTGCTGCGCCCAGTGCAGCAGGTCCGCCCACCGCACCGGTGAACACGGACCCGAGCGATGACACGCCGGCCTTGAGTTTGCCGGTGAACCCGTTGGCTTCGCCGACGGCAGTCTTGAAGTCTTTGAAGCCCTTCGTCGCCTTGTCGGTGACGACGTCGATGACGACCGAGATCCGCTCATTGAAGGTCGCCACGACTCACCCCTTGAAGAACTTCCCGATTGCCTGCTGCACTTGCTTGTCGACACGACCAGGAACCCGCTGTTGCATCAGACGCGTCGCGTCCGACCACGTCTGCTTGCCTGACGTGCGCCCGTTCCATTTCGACCGGCGGGTCTGCTTGCCACGCTTGTTGAACTGTGGCGTCGGCCGTGACTTGCCAGCGTTGCGGCCCTTCTCCAACACGGCCATGTGGCCTTGGCTGTTGGGCCGGATCTTGATCTCGTGATCGGAGACGATGTCGTAGCGGCCGGCGATCTTGACCGGCTTCTTGCGACGCCAACCTGACATCGACTGGTCGCCCAGATCGTTGACGACCGCTTCGTCGACATCCTTCTTCGTCTGGCCTGCGACGATGTTGAGTCGTCGACGACCGGCCTCGCCCGAGAACTCTCGTTGCAGCATCGCGATGCGACGCTCGAGCGAGGCCAGATCGTTCAAGTCAGAACGTGCCGTTGGAGACGGCGCCGGTCACCTGGAGCGACGCCGAGTACTCCACGCGGCCACCGACGCTGGTCGTCACCGAGTACTGGGCGACGTACACGCTGCCTGCGGTGCGGGCCTGTGCTGAGACCGAGCCGCCGGGGCCGAAGATGAAGCCGAGCAGCGAGCCGGCCGACTTGGCGGCGGTGAGCTGGGTGTGCACGACGACGTCGTACGGGCCCGACATCGTGTACGTGTCGCCGTCCTGCAGGCCGGGGATGAAGCCCTTGGATGCCGAACCGAATGTCGACACGTCGAGCTGGTCGGTGGACTGCGCGAAGGACAGGTTGTCGGCGTACGACGACAGGTTCTGGAGTGCGCCTGCAGCGTTCGCCAGGTAGAACGCCGATGTGGTGCCGGCCTTGAATGCCATGTGAGTCTCCTAGGTGTGGGTGGTGGGAGAAGGGTGGGTCAGCGTCGGGCGAAGCTGACGAAACGGGTGCACGAGCCGACGCCGACGATGGTGTCGGTGACACGCAGGTAACGGTTGACGGTGGTGCCTGCGGCGATCACGAGTCGTTCGGCGGTGGTGCCGGTGACGGCGGTGAACGTGCCGAGCGTTGACCAGGTTGAGTTGTTCGTCGAGTGCTCGATGGTGATCGTGTCCGACGTCAGGCCGGAGAAGGCGGTGACGTGCAGGTGGGCGACGCCGCCGTTGCTGGTGCCTGCGCTGTTGTCAACCGAGGTCGACGACGTGGTGGTGGTGATCGCCGTGGTCGGGTCGAGGACGACACCGGCGTCGACGCCGCCATCGCATTGGATTGACACGGCTGCGGTGACGACATCGGCGACCGGGCTGGTGACGGTGGCGTTCGACTGGTTGGCTTGCAGCAGCCACGTCTCGGCGCTGCGAGCGGTGCCCGACGGTGCGAGCGACAGCACCTGCGGCGTGCCCTTCCAGGTGTTCAGTGTGGCGAACTCGCCGCCGGCTGCGGCGACGGTGTCGAGCAGCAGGTCGAGCGACACGGTGCCGGTGCGCTGGCCGGGCACGTACTGCTTCGCCGTGTCCGCCAGGGTGGTGACGTCGAGCATGGCGGTGTCGTCGCTGTAGGTGAAGCCTCGAGCGTATGAGGCCCAGCTTGCGGCACCGACGAACAGACGGCTGTTGAAGGACGCTACGAATGCCATTACCAGCAGACCTCGATCGTGAACTGGACGGCGAGGTATTCAACGCCGTCGATCCATGTGACTGATTGCACTTCGCCGCAGTTGGTGACCACCGCATAGTCGACGGTGACCGACCAGTTCGACCCGTTCTGCACGGCGGCGATCAGCGACCCCTCGCCCGACAGTTCGCACAGCGCATCCAACGCTGCCTCGGACAGCTCGGGTGTGGCGCGTGGTGCGTAGCCGGTGACGGTGAACTGGTGCACCGCTTTGGCTTGCGAGAACACCATCCGAGGGTCGAACGCTGGGCGGCCGACCTTGAAGCTGTACGTGTTGAGCTGGTCGCCGATGTAGCCGTTCGCTGTCGACCATCCGGGGATTGTCTCAAGGACGTTGACGAGGTCGGCGCGCACCTCGGCGATGGTGGTCATGCGACCCTCGGCTTGACGTAGAACTCGACAAGGGCGGCGGCCATCGGGTTCAACGTCTCACGGACACGCAGGATCGACCCGTCGAAGTTGAGGCCGCCGAACACTGCATCGGACGCCTTGAACAACTGGGTCGCCTGGATCAGACAGGCCTTCTCGACGTCGTCGGGAACTGCGGGCCATCCGAACTTGGCGGTGACCCGCACACCGGGCCGGCCGGATGACCAGATCGGGAACGCCGTGATGCCCGAGTCGACAAGGCGGATCTGCGTGAACGGCAGGTCGGGAACCTCATGGTCGGCGTTGCGTGGCAGCAGGATGAAGTTGGTGGTGATCGTCAGCGTCGTCGCGTAGCTGCCGTCGCCGTTGTCGTCGACCTTGACGACCAGCCCGGTCGTGGTTGAGATGTCGTCGGTGAAACAGTCGTATGCGTTGTCGGCGTAGTACTCACGCTGCACGACCGCAGAGTCTTGCCAGAAGCGGCGGCCGCAGTGCCGGTCGATCTGGCGTGAGGCGGCGTTGAGCGCCATCTCCAACTTGGTGTCGTACGAGGTGTCGGCCTGTCCGATGTTGAGCTCGGCCTTGAGCATTGCCATCGTGGCGTACGAGTTCGTCAACGTCATGGTTTCACCTCGATGATGCCGAGCCCCCAACAGTCGGGGAAGTTGAACCAGCGGTAGCCGGTGGTGTTGACGAACTCCTCGATGGCACGTTTCACCGGGTAGGTCGGATCGCCGGCCAGTGCGCCTTCGGGGATTGGGAGTTCGGTGTCGTGGCAGACGATCAGACCGCCCGGTCGCACCATGTGCTGGTAGCGGTCGAGTTCGGCCTTGGTGTGCCGGTAGTGGTGCGACGTGTCGAGGAAGACGATGTCGAACGGTTCTGGCAGCTGCGCCTGGACGGTCGGGTCCATGTCGTCGCCTTGGATGTACGTCCAGTGCGGGTGGTTGCCGATCGCCGGTTGGGTGTCGATGTCGACTGACCACAGGTGGCCGCCGGTCTGCTCAAGGGCGTGCAGCCAGGCGATCGTGGAGACACCGGTGCGGGTGCCCAGCTCGAGCACCTTGGTGCAGTTGCCGGACTTGACCAGTTCGACCATGCGTGGCAGGTGCAGGTAGATGTCCGACGGTGTCGCGCACACCCGTTCGTACTGTTGCCGCAGGGTCGGCTTGGTCCACGACCACACGTTGCCGCCTTGCAGCAGCTCGTCGTTCGGCAACAGTTCCATCACTGCTTTCGCGACGGGCGGATGGTGTGCGTCGTCGCCGCAGATCACACCACCGGGCGCCATGTACGGCAGGACGGTCTGGATGTTGTCGAACACTTCCCGATAGGTGTGTTCGGCGTCGATGAACACCAACGCGATCTGTTCGGTGTGGTCGACGAAGAAGTCACGCCAGCCGCAACGGTGCGGGATCACGTTGCCGCCGGTGAGGGCAGCCATGTTGCGTTGGAACGTGGCGTAGACGTCACGTTCGGCAGCGAGGTCCGACGAGATCTCGCCGGGCGAACCCTGCCAGGTGTCGACAGCGTGCACGATCCGAGGTCGGATGGCGTTCGCCAGGACGCTGGTGGAGCGGCCTTCCCATGACCCGATCTCAATGATCATGCCGGGTACGTGTTCGACCTGTCGTCCGAGCTGGGCGAGGCGGTCGCAGGATGCGTTGTGGAACCAGTTCTCGGTGAAGAAGTTCATCGCGGACGGAACCACACTTCCGGGCAGCGCCGCTCGGCGATCATCTTCGGCCATGTGTCGTCAACGTCGACCGGTTTCATCCGGCGGCCGTCGACATGGAACCCTTCGCGCAGGTACAGGTCCGAGGTCAGCCCGACAAGGGTGCGGTCGGCGATCTCGGGATGGCAGAACGATCCGAGCTTGGCGAGGGCTGCTTCTTTGCCGCCAAGCCAGGACAGGTGCCAGCCGGCGTCACGGATCGGGATGTTGGCGTTGCGGGTGTTCCGCAGCTTCTGGAACGGCCACTGCCCGAGCGA